ATTAGAAACTTGTACTGATGCAGATGAGTTGGGATATTGAATCGTATGGCACAATACCCAGGAATCTGTTACTGGATTTTGTACCCAAAAAGTAATGCCTCCATATCCCAAATAAGGATAACGGATCATCATTACATTACCTTTAGTCTGATCCCAATTGAAACCACTAGCTCCCGTTCCGTTGCACTTGTCGCCGTTCCAAGTCTCCTGTGGTATCCATCCGTCAACTCCACCGTTTCGCAAGCTAATGCCAAAAGATGTTCCATTGTAACCAAAAAAATAGCCAATTTGTGGTCCACCCATTCCAATTACTTGTGTCGAATTTGCTGCATTCGCTGCCCAAACAGCTGTAAATCTTGCCATCATCCCTTGGCCTTGACGATAGCGGGCTATACGCGCAGAATTAAACGTCGCGGATCCGGCGGGATGCGCACCTGATTGTAATCTTAATCTAGAGGCGTTAGTGTCTACACCTCCTGATGTATTCACGCTCGTAACACCAGTTTGGTTATTAATTCCATAGACGAAATCCAGCTGTATTACAGGGGTGTGGTTAACAACAACTAAATCACCAAAGGCAGAAATGTTAGAGCCGCCTATCCCTACAGTGCTAAAAGGGATGTGTGTCCCCGTGGACCCTTGTGCCATTATGACCCCTCTTGACCAAAAATATTAAAACTCAATGTAGCCAAAGTAGCATAAACGCTTACAACATCATTTTGAGCAAGAGTTATCCCAATTGTTGCCACGAATGTGTCATTTCCTGCTATTGGAACATTATAATATAAGTACATTTCATCAGATATTGCCCCTCCAGCAGGACGAATAGCAACCCTAAATGATGTATCTATTGCTGATCGATTGCAAATGACGATGCTTGAACAAGCCGTAGATGTTAATACAGGGACAGTATAAAGGGTGGTTAATGAAGCAGCACCCGGATTAGATTGTCCTAAAACTTTTATCGTATTTGCCATTTACATGCCGCCAAAAAGAAAAGAAAGTTTATAGTCGGTGGTTTCGCTAATTGTAATGGTATTTCCAGACGCTGAAGTGACAATCCCTAAAGAACCTAAAATATTTAAAACATTTGCCACAGGGTTCGCTGTTCCAGAGTCTGTAACAAATTCTGTTGGAACAGATGAAGGGATAAAAGGCACATATATTTGGCTCATTCTGCGGTTAAAACCCCTATTCTAAAGGTTCCCGTCCCTACTGGTGCTGTGGCGTAAAAATAAGTCCCATGCACAAAAGCAAGATGTGATGCTGAAGCTCCTTTATTTGCCGTACAATCGACGATAATCTTCTCGCCTGTGACCATGGTCCAACCTTTCGTTGAACCTGTATTATCGGCCACAAAAACGGTTTGATTCGTATCGTTTTTAAAGGTGATAATCATGGGCACTTCTTCAAGAGCTCCAATGAGCACAGCTGAACCTGTAAAAGATGCGGCTGCAAGACTTAATTCTGTCCCAAACTTTAGCCTATTGCTCGTTGGTACTTGTGTCATTTAACACCCCTTCTTCATTTTTTTCGCAAGTTTCTTATCGTCTTTTATCGACTCTTTGCTTTCTTTGATATCTTCTTTAAGATGGGATAGAATCGCTTTCGCTGATCTCTTCTTTTTGGGCATCATTGATTTTTTCATTTTGTTTGCTTGCCTCTTCTAATTTTTCTTGAATCAACCCTTTGTAAAAGGTAAGTGCTTGTTGAATTTCTTCTAATGGGCTACTTGGACATACAATTAATTCGTATAATCGGTCACCAATTTTATGCTGTACTACTGTTTTATTTACGATCATTCTACGTGACTCCAATTTACACCGTTTTTTATTCTCAAAATCGTCTGTTTTGAGACATTAAAATCTTTACTTATACCGTAGCATGAACGACCGGAGCGAATCAATATTTTTATTTCTCTAACCTGATCTTCTGTCAATTTTGACGCTCCATTTGATGAACCTGGTTTATGTGGTGGAAGATGAAATTTATGTCTTCCTTTTTCCATTTTATCATCATTATTCTGCTGATGAGTTCCTACCCACAAATGATCGGGATTAGTACATATAGGGTTGTCACATGCATGGCAAACATGCATATATTTAGGTATTTGACCCCTGTGTATTATCCATGATGCTTTATGACCTCTATCACTTCCTATAGCTCTCCTGCACGACATTACAGGATATCCCCCTTTTGCTATAGGACCCTTCCAGCCCCAACAACCTTCCTGTCTTATCACATGTTTTTCGAAACTTTTTTTTAATCTTTGCAGTTTTTCTTCTTCTGACATATCTGAAATTTTATGTCTTGGGAGGCAAACCGCGCCCGATCCTCCAGATTCTAATCTACATTTATGACTACAAAACCTCGGTACAGGTCTTCCCTTATTTTGGTAAAAGGGAAATTTCTCATTACATTTTATACATATCAAATCTTCCATAAAAATCCTTCCTTGTGTATTTCAATTATATACAAGGAAGGATTTTATAGGTACCTAATTAAACACCACGGACGATGAAATATCCGAAGGTACTAACATCCCCAGTTTGGGTTGATCCAGGCGTCGCGACGATGACCGAAGTCACCGTAAAGCTTGTTCCGTTTGATATGGTATATGTGAGCACTCCAAGGGTGGTGGATGCGGCCACGCCAATTCTTGTCAGGATGATTATATCTCCTGTGGCGATATTTGTATTGTTTATGGTGACAGTTCCAGCAGTCAACACACTTGTTCCCGCCATATCAGTAGCCGCACCAGTTTTAATCTGGAGACCTTTTCCGGTGGTGGCGATTTTTAGGTTACCACCTGCTGCGTTGATGTTTCCTGAACCTGCGTTTAATGTAAGCGCTGATGTGGTGTTTGTTGAACCAATCGTTACTGTCTGAGCGGCTGCCCCTGTACCAATTTTTATGATGTTGGCTGAGGTTGCAGTATCACCGGCGATATTAATTGTTTTGATACCGGTGTTGTTAGCGACGTTAATTGTTCTGGCGCCAGTTCCACCATCGACTGTGATGGTTCCTGTGTTAACTCCAGTTCCTGAGATTGTATAGGTGGAAGCTGCATTTCCTTCTAGGGTAAAGTTTCCTGTACCAACGAGAAGGCTCATTGAAGCTGCGCCAGATACTGTACCGATTGTGACTACGTTAGCAACGGCGCCAATGGCGATATTAACAACTTTAGCGGAACCAGCTCCTCCGGCGATGTTAACTGTTGTGGCTCCTGCTCCTGCTCCAATCGCAACAATATTCGTGCCTGATGAGCTTCCTAGTGTCATTGTTCCCGTTTGAGCTGTACCACCTATAGTGATTGTCCCTGTGGTCGTGCTTGCACCAACCGCATAGGTTGAGGCCGCGTTGCCATCAAGGCTAAAGTTTCCTGTGCCCGTTAACAATGTCAATGAAGATGCACCATTGTTAGATCCGATGGTGACCAAGTTAGCTCCGGCACCATTAGCTATTTGTACTGTTTTTCCACCTGTTGAGCTGGCGATCTGTACAGTTTGCGCGCCTGTCCCAGGTGCAATTGCAATAGTTCCAGTATGTGCTCCTGTACCACCAATAGTTATAGTTCCTGTGGTCATTGCTGTACCAGCATTGATAGCTCCAGCTACTTGCACAACGCCTAAAGATAGCGTTCCGGCACCCGCACCATTCATAATCTTAACAGCATTTGTTCCAGAAGATGATCCTAAGACCAAATCGCCAGTTTGTGCAGTTCCACCTATTGTGATTGAACCCGTTGTGGTCGCAGCACCAATTGCATATGTGGAACCTGCTACACCATTCAACGCAAAGTTACCTGTCCCTACATTTATTGCTACAGCTGTTGCTCCAGTCACATTACCAATGGTAATAGTCTTAGCTATGGCAGTTCCAACGTTGATCGCTCCTGTTCCTGAGTCGATAGTTACAGCTGTTGCTCCTGTTTGGTTACCAATAGCTACAGTATGAGCTACCGCATTAGTACCAACGTTTACACCACCTGTACCTGCATTAATTGTTACGGTTGTGGCACCCGTTGCATTACCTAAAGTTACGGTCTGTGCTATAGCGTTAGTTCCGACATTAACACCACCAGAACCCGCATTTAAAACTACTTGTGTAGCTCCTGTACTGTTACCTAGCGTAATTGTACGAGCAGCTGCTCCAGTTCCAATATTGATATTCTGTGCTACAGCATCGTTACCAATTCCTATAACACCAGCAGATGAATTAAGTTCAAGAACTCCTGCTGAATCAATAAGAACTGTATCGGCTGAGTTAAGTACAATATCACCAGTTCCTGTTGATGTAACAGTGAAACTTCCTGTACCTGTGTTAACTGCTACGGCTGTAGCACCAGTTACGTTACCGATGGTAATTGTTCTAGCTCCTGCACCAGTACCAATATTAACCGCACCAGTAGAAGCATCTGACGCTAAGTTAAGTGCTGTTGCACCTGTTGTAATTGTTGCTGATCCGCTGAGGGAAGCTAATCCTGAAGCTGCTAGCGTAGTGAAAGATCCTGCTGCTGGCGTTGTCCCTCCAGTTGCTGGGGGTGCAGCAAAAACAGCTGCTAAATTAGACGGGGTTACAAACAAAGCTAACGCTGGAGTTGAGGTAGTTCCTGCAACAGCTTCAGGATCCGTAGCTAACTGGCCTATACCAGCAGTCGTTTCACTGGCAACAGGCGCGCCTGCAATAGCTGTATTGTCCACGTAAGTTTTTATAGCTAAAGCTGTAGGCACTTGATCGTTTGTTGCACCAGCCATAACAACAGAATCATTTAAGATAACGATACCATATTCGGTTGTTGTTGCTGGATCATTACCACCCGCTTGCCAATTACCACTCCCTACATTGACATAATATATACCATTATAAACCCACGGTTGACCGACTGGATAATTAACATCATTCGAAGTTGGTGCTCTTAAGGCTTGAATTGGAATTGGCGTAACTTCAACAAATGGGCTATTAGCTCCGACACATACGTTATTCTTTGGCATTTTGTAAACCTGGGTTATATTTTAAACCTCATCTTCGCAGATTAAAAAAATAAAAACAAAATAAAAATGAAATAATTTTTATTGTATTGTATTGTATTGGCTTTTACGGAATAATAGAGTAAGTATGGAAAAAGAATTTTACACAATCGCTGAATTTGCTTCGATTTTTAGACTTTCTGAAAGATCGATTAGAAATGCAATCAAGCAAGGAAGAGTGAGAGCTTTCCGGATTACACTTAGCAAACGTTCTCCTTACCGAATTCCATCTAGTGAATATTACCGTGTACAGACAATCGGGATTATTGAAAATAATAATGATTTAAAAGAGATATTATGATTATTCCCGAATACCTAGTAGAATATTTTCAAAAACTTGAGTGCGAAGGTATCATCCTTTCTAACGCTCAAAAGAAGTGGTATATTGCTAAAGAAACTTTATTAAAAGAGGATATGTTCAGAGAGTACCCTTCTATCCCTGATGAAGCATTTCAAGCCTCAAAAGAAGGTTATTGGTATTCTTTGCAAATGAAAGAACTATGGGAAAATGGGCATATTACAAATATCAGTGTAGATAAAACTCAACCTGTTTATACGGCAATGGATCTTGGACAGCGAGATTTAGCTGCCGTTTGGTTCTTTCAATTTAGTAAATCTGGTGAGATACTCGTTGTTGACTATTTCGAATCTGCTGATACTAGACTAGATCAACTTGTGCATATATTTAACTCAAAAGGATATACTTATGGAACACATATATGGCCGCATGACGCTAGACATAGAGATCGAGCAGGTATTACTTTTGAACAACAAGCACGTTCATTTAATCTTACTGGTATCGTACTTGAATCTCATGGTCTTTTAGATGGTATCAACCTTGTACGTTCAACATTATCAAAAATATGGTTTGATAAAGTACGTTGCAAACAAGGTATTCTAGCTCTTGAAAACTATCAAAAAACCTGGAATAATCTTCTCGGTGGTTATACTGCTATACCTTTACATAACAACTATTCTGCAGGGGCTGATGCAATGAGATATCTTTGTGCTGGATATCAGAAAATAAACACAAACGCTAATTTAGATGATGAAATGAAAGCGATAAGGAATTATTTTGGATAATGGGCAACCCTTATCAATTGAACATTTAAATTCAAAATGATACTGTAAAGCTTAATCTATAACAATAGGTACAGCTTTGAAAAATAGCGATCCGACATTTTTTCCAGGTACAGAATTTGACCAGTCTCTAAAAATGGAAATGGAGAAAAACTACCAGGATTCTATATGTAACTTACAGGTTCAATGGAACCAGGCTGACATGGATCAACGGGCTTTCCTTGGTGATCCTGACGTTTGGAATATTCTTTATCCCCTTGCTGGTCAGCGCAGAAGAAAGATGTTTACATTCAACTTGATTCATTCTACTATACAAATGATATCAGGACACCAGAGACGTAACCGTAAAGCTACCATTTGCATACCTGTAGTCTCTCCAGTTCAAAAGACTGCCGATCAGATAACCAAATGCTTGTATTATGTACACGGAAAAGGGAAATACCAAGTCTATTCCGATGCTTTCGAGCAAGGCGCTCTAGTACAAGGATTCGGTTTAATCGCCATTTATCCTGATTACTCATCAGATCCAATCTCGCCAGAAATAAAAATACGATATGTAGATTTTAAATCCATTCTTATTGACTGTTACTTCCGTGAGAAAGATCTATCCGATTGTCGTTATATTTGGACTAGACAATACTTTAGCCGTAAAGAAGCCATGGCATTTTATCCTGAGCATGCTGAAAGAATATCTGAAGTTCCTATAGGTGGCCCTCCTAAAGATGACAAATTCTACTATATGCCAGAGAATATTGGTCTCAATACAAACATGTTGATGGCCTTTGACGAATATTGGTATCAGTCTACTAGGGTAGCAACTTTTGCAATAGACACTCTTACCGAAGAGACTAAAGAAATCGAAGGTGATGAAGAAGATATCCGGGTAGTTCTCATGCAACTTGGTGAGAAGATTCGCATTGTTAAAAAAACGGTGAAAACTGTACGACGAGCCATTTTAATCAATGGTGTGACCATGATTGATGAGGAGCGTCCTTATGGCTTGGATCGCTATCCTTTCGTTGGTGTATATGGAAACTTTAATCCAGATACTATTTATTTTAACTACAAATTTAAAGGTGTAGTCCGAGATCTTCGGGATGCGAATTACCTTTTCAATCTTAGAAAAGTAGCCGATTTAGATATCCTTTCTGCACAGCAACAAGGACTCAAAGTTAAGAAAGGTGCGTTGCTTACACCTGACGATGCACTGAATAGCGGTCATGGTCGTGTACTTGTCATCAACGACAAGATGCAAATGAGCGATGTCGAGCCTATGCAGATTATTCCTCCTTCGCCAGTCATGTTGCAAATGGAAGACATGCTAAAGTCTGTGCTTAGAGAAATTAGCGGTGTCAACGAGGAACTGCTAGGTGCTGCTGTTGATGATAAAGCTGGTGTTCTATCTATGCTTCGACAAGGTGCTGGTCTCACAACACTCCAAAAACTATTTGACCAATTCGATGAGTCGCAACGTGAATGTGGAGAGATTATCATACAAATGATCCAACGATTATGGACATATGGAAAGATTAAATCTGTCATTGGTGAAGAACCTACAGAAGAATTCGACAATAAAGCATTCTTTAAATATGGTGCAAAGATCGTACAAGGTCAACTAACGGAGACTCAGCAACAGCTAGAACTTGCTCAACTATTCGAATTGCAACAACGATTTGGCGATGTATTCCCTGCTGATGAAATTATTGAATGTATGACTATTCAAAATAAAGATCGTATTATCGAGAAGATGGCAAAAGCTCAACAGGCGCAGCAGCAACAGGCGCAAGAAGCACATCAACTACAGATGCAGCAAATGCAAATTGATAACCAGACTAAAATTTCATATGCACACTCTCAAGAGGGACTCGCTGCGGAACGTATGGCAAAAATCCAAACTGATAAAGCAGTGGGAATTGAAAAGATCAGACGATCTCAAACTGAAGAGACTGCTCAACTCCTGAACTTCATCAAAGCTATTAAAGAAATAGAAATGATGGAACCCGAACACTTACGTCGAAATATCGAAATCCTGCATGGTATAAAAGATCTAGAGGATAAACATAATCCTCCAATAGAAGCTGAAACATTGCAAGTTTAAATTTAATTCATTATATTAAGATCAAACCCCGGAGGTTTAAAATGAAACAAGAATACGGAATGTCAAAAGGCATGGATAAATCTGTTAAAGATTATCAGCCTTCATCTTCTGAGTTTGCTGGTAAAATGATGGGAAAAGCTAACGATTACATGTCACGCACTGAGCGTACTATGAATAAAGCAGCTTCGAAAGTCAAATCACAAGCACACGTTGGACGTTATGACTAAAAGCTTATACGCTGATCGTGATACAGTAGGATCGATTGCCCTCGATGCAGCTGCACACGGTGAGCGTGGTGTCTGTGCCGGTGACATGGGTCATGAACTCATGCCCGGCTTAGTCGCTGACTTAAATACGTCCATTCATTCAAAACCATTTGGAAATCAAGAATTCTATATTACTGTGCACGAAACTAAAGATGCGCAAATCCCAAACATGATTCGACGTCGAATGGTAGAGACTCAATATAGACCCTTTCCAGAACCCAATACAGCAGTTTGGCGACATGACCCTGTCGCATATAAGACATTGTTTTGCTGGGCCATTCCACACTGGTCAGTATTTGATCAATGTTTGGCTAATCCTGACTACTATTCGGATGAACAGTTAGCAGATATCAAAAACTTTAAAGCCGAAAAGAATGAACTCTTTGGATTTGTCAAGCATGGCAAAGGTTGGATTCCTGATCCAAACTTCAAGGATCGTGAACTCGACCGCTATAAACCAAAGAAAGATGACGTCAAAATTGTCATAGCATAAAAATTATTTCCACTGTATATTTAAAATTAAGATGTAACGCTTACTCATCATAAGCACTAATGGTTGTATGCAAGCTCGCCACTTGAAAAGGAGATCATGGAAGAACAGGAACTAAATAGCAGAGAAGAGGTCGCAACTCAGTACCCAGAAAGCCAAGATCAATCTCAAACCAATCAAGAACCTGAACCTCAGCCTCAAGTTGAGGATAGACAGGATCGAAATTGGCGTGAGATGCGTGAACGACAAATGGAATTGGAGAAACGGTTACAGCAAAAAGATGAAATGCTCGAAAAGTTTATGCAAGCGCAGCTAAATACTCAAGCACCTCAACCTTTGCCAGAACCTGAAGAACCTGACGAAGAATATATTCCGAAAGGAAGAGTAAAGGGAATTGCTCAAAAGGCTGTACAACCTCTTGAAGCAAAGATACAAGCTCTAGAAGCTAAGCTTGCACAGCAAGAACAGCACAAATATATGAATAGTCTTCGCTCAAAATACTCTGATTTCGACGATGTCGTTAACGTAGAAACTTTGGAACTTTTAGAAAAAAAAGAACCGGAGCTTGCAGCGACCATTGCAGAGACTAAAGATCCATATAAAATGGCTATTCAGTCGTATAAGTATATTAAAGCGTTAAACCTCGTAGAGGATTTACCTAGTGCTAAAAGATCGAAAGAAATTCAAAAGAAATTGGACGCTAACAGCAAAACTGTTCAGTCTCCAATGGCTTATGATAAAAGGCCAATGGCACAAGCTTTTAAAACTACTGCGGCAGATCAGACACGATTATATGAAGAAATGATGCACTACGCGGGACAAGCTACCGGTTTATAAAAACCGAGGCGAATATGTCAGTAAATTTACAGACAATGCCGCCGCAAATACAGCAAAACTATACAGATAAACTTCTCAGCACACCTGAAAGAAACTGTATCCACAACTTATTTGCGTCGGTTATTGAAGTCAGAGACAATGATGGTTTTATTAACCGTCAGTCAAGATACAACGCTCTAAATACCTTTGAGGTTCCTTTAGACGATGCACAATTAAACCCACCTAGCCAATTGCTATCCAGAGTTGATGTTGACTGCCGCGTACGTAACTACGCTACATACATTGTGATTACCCGTCAGGTACAGATCACAAATCAAGACCCAATTCTTAATGCCGCTGCCGCTCGTTTGGGACAAGCGTATAAGGAAACTTCGGATAAACTACAACGTGATAACCTAGAGGCTACGGCATCTGTGGTAAACTGCGTTGGTGGAACCAACGGTGACCTTCCTACAGAAATTTCGCTTAGCGATTGCGACGACATGGTCGCTTTGCTACAAGATAACGATGGTGAGTATATCACCAACATGATCGGTGGCGAAATGAAGATTGGTACAAGCCCAATTGGCGATGCCTACGGTGCTATGTGTACTACTAAGATGATCCCATCTCTGAATGCGATTACAGGATTTGTTCGCAAATTCCAGTATCCAAACATTGATAGAGTGCTATCTAGCGAATGGGGTGGTGTGAATAATATTCGCTTCTTCGTATCAAGCCAAGGGTCAATTTCTGAAAATGCATCTCTTATGGGTAACGACGTTGCAAACATCTTCGTTACTGCCAAAGAAGGTTATAAAGTTGTATTTCAAGCTGGAGGAAGAGCGAAATATATCTACCTGCCGCCTGGGTTTGGACAGGATCCTTGCTTACTACGGCAGACTGCTGCCTGCTCGTTTAAGTGTGAGACGAGCTTTAAATCTTCTCTGATTGACTTGGAAGCCTACGATTATGCAATAGCTGCATAATTATGGTGACAGGGCGGAAGGAGTTTGGTATACTTTGTCCTTGATAACATAAGGTGTTAAATGGAAAAAGTATGCACTAAATGTAAAATAGAAAAACCTTTAGAATCTTTTAGAAAGAATAAAAGGTATAAATGCGGTCATCAAGCGCGTTGTAAAGAGTGTATGATAAGTTATGAAAAATCTATCGAAAACCATGAACGCAAGCTTGAAAGCAGAAAGAAATATAGAGAAAGTAATCGTGAAAGAATACGTGAGCAAGATAAACAGGCATATTGGAAAAACCCTAGTAAGTTCAGATCTAAAGCTAGAGTTAGTCAGAGAAGATATTTCAATACCGAAAAAGGTAAATTTAAATATTATGCTGAAGCCAAAAGACTCCGAAAGCTTTATCCTGAAAAGGCTAGAGCCAGAAGTTTATTTTGTACTGCTGTATGTGAAGGTAAAATCAAAAGGCAAGAGTTTTGTACGCTATGCAAAGCAAGCAATTGTCGAATTGAAGGACACCATTACGATTATTCTAAACCCTATGATGTTATTTGGGTCTGCAAGAGCTGCCACACTATGATACATAATAAAGAAAAACTCCACCGTGATCGACTGAGCGAGAAGAACACGTAAGTGTATGCGACAGTCAAGTCTTGTGAGGAAACCACAAGAGGGATCTCCGAAGAGGGAACCCCGCTATCGAAAGATAGTCAGTAGGAATGGCCGACCGAAAGTAATAGATAGTTACCAAGGCCAGTGCATTAATAGCGACCTTTGGGCTCAAAACATGCGTGCAACCGGCTTAGCAGCTTAAGGAGGACAATATGTTACCATATCAATTAATTGGCGGTGGAAGCTTTACTTCCTCAGCTAGCGTGGCTAGACAGGTTGTGCAAGTAAGCGATAGACCCGATTTTATATGGGTTAGGAATCGTACAGCTTGGGGTGATGATGCCGCAGAAACATCAGTGGAAAGCTGGTGGAGATACGGCATGGCGCAAGATGCTGCACAAACAACGGATCAGGCTGATACGACTGGTATTTTAAGTTCTGAGGCAGTATCTGATAATGGATTTAGGGTTTATAGTACTGCAAATCCGCCTCAATATGCTGCATTAGCAACGTCTGGGACAGATATCACAACTGCAAATCCAGCAATTGCCACAATGGCAGATACTGGAAGTATTCAGGTTGGCGATGTGGTACGGGTTACCGATTCTACTGCGATGCTACAAATTGCAGGGTATGAGTTCGAGGTAACCGCTGTTAGTGCTAATACTAATATCACGTTGAATTTAGATTCATCGGGATTTGGTGCAGTGGCAACAGCTGGTAATATTCAACTGATCGTGCCAGGTAAGTTTTACCCAAGATGGAGATACATTGTACCTCTATCAGGTAATGTGGGTATCACTCAAGCAGCTCAATGTGTTGTTGCTTTTAGTGTTGCTCATGATTTCAGTGTAGGAGAGTATGTATCTTTCAGAGTTCCAACCCAATTTGGAATGAAAGAAATCAACAATAAGAAAGGAATTGTTCAGTCTGTGACGACTTATACAATTACTGTTGATATTGATACATCAGGATTTACAGCATTCAGCTTCCCTGCTAGCGGAATCACATCTAGTGATCCTTTTAGCCCGGCTGTTGTTGTACCTGCTGGATCTGGTCCTACGCCAAACGGAAACCCTCCAGGGGTATCTGTACAACCTGCATTCGATAACAGAAATGAATGGCAAATTATTATGGGATCTAACATTATCACTAGCACAAGCGCAGTGTATGATTGGGTCGCATTTAAATATGATTCATTCAACGGAAATTAAGTAATTTCGTGAGGGTTAAATGCCCTCACGATCAATTTTAAACGAGGAAATACCAATGAAAATCATCGAAAGAAATAAGAAAGTAAAGAATACAAAAAGCAAACCTGAAGTTGAAGAACTTATTAAAAAACTGCGTAAAGAAGATGAAAAACTTGTAAAAGGTCAATTTGAATTTATCGAAGCCGAAGGGGGATTTTTTGAGTTTGCATATAGAATTTATCCAGGATCTATCCAGCAGTATCAATTGATTCATGGTGAAATTTGTGAAATTCCTTTAGGTGTTGTAAAACATTTAAATGGGCGTTATCATAAAATTAGAAGATATATGAATGTTGAACAGCCAGCTACTGGATCTGTTAAGACACCTATGACTTATGAAACTAAATCTAGAGTAAGGTTTGTCCCTATTGAATTTATTTGAGGATTAGATGACGCTACCAGGTAATCTACAGGATATCATAACTAAGATTAGGGAAATTTCTGCATCAGGAAATAGCTTACAAGTAACTAATGAAAAAATTATTAAATATATTAATTCATATTACTTGTATGATCTTCCCCAAGATCTTAGGATTCTAAAGCTTAAAGATGTTTATACATTCAACACTATTCAGGGAATAGATGTTTACCCATTTGATTATATTGGATGGTCAACAGTTCAACCTCCTGCATATTGTGCTAAGCAGCAAATGGCATTCTATCAAGATCCTGCACAATTTTATGGAAGTAGTTTCAATCTTCAAACAACTCAACAATTCTCTACAGGTGATGGGACTGCTGGACCATATTTAGGAACAACACAAGCAAGCCCTATTCTTCGAAGTGTAAATAATAATCCAATGGCAGATACGCAAACATCTGCTTTGGGATCTTTTCCAGCTAATTACCCTCCACAGTTTGCACCTTCAACAATATCAAGAATTCAAAATATATTGATTACAGCTAACACATTATCTGGAACATTAAATGTAACAGATGATGGGAATGGCGGTTTACAAGGTGATTGTTCTCCAGGTGGAACTATTAATTATTTCACTGGAGCTATTGCAAACCTGACATTTACATCAGCGATTCCTTCAGGAAATGCAATTAATATTGAATACAAATCCATTACTTTAGGTCAACCATTCTCAATTTTGTTCACACAACAACAATTTATAGTACGACCTGTTCCTGATAAAGGTTATACTATTGAATTGATTGCTTATAGAACACCATCACAGTTGCTTCTTGGAACAAGTGATCCCTCTTCTCCTAACCTTGCTGGTATTCCAGAAGATTACGAGTGGTGGGAATTAATTACGTTTGGTGTCGCTAAGAAACTTTACCAGGATAGACTCGACATGCAAGGCGTTGCTATGATGCAACAATTCATCGATGAAAAGGTGTCTGATGCACGTACTAACACA